GAAAAATTCTGACTGGAATCTTCCAAGTGTTGGTCCAAGCAGTCTTTGCATAAGTTCGTACCTAACTTGTACTTCAGTAGCTGTCATTTGTGGTCCTTGTTGTAATTGTAGTTGATCCGAATAGTATGCCTGTCGTATAGCAGTCCTTAATTGTTGTGTCAATAAATCTGTTATCTGCCAATTTGTTCCAGTTTGTAGTGGCTTAACTGCGGCATCACTTCTAATAACAGTAATACCCCCAGGGGTCATTCTTACTTTGCCTATAACTCCATCATCTTGTACTAACAATGGGGGGTCAAGTTGTTTTGTCCATGCCTTTAACCCAAGTTCTACAGCTTTATTTAAGGTTTTTATATCTGGAAGTGCATTATAAGATGGTGAACGACCAAAAATTTCGCCAGTTGCTTTAGACCAACGTGGTACTAAATATGGAAATTCATTATATCCACCAGCTCTAATTACCATCTTATCTTCTTCGCATACATGACAAGAATGGAAAGGTAATTTTGTTGCTCCCTTGCCTAATGCTCTTTCATAATCTTCAAGTGGTTCAACTGCATGAATAAAATTAAACATCTTTTCAGGTTTTTCTTTACCAGCTTCTTTAATTTTTTCTCCTACATTATCTTCACCAAATTCTTGTATAGCTTGTCGTGCAGTTAATTTATATTTTCTATAAAGTGTATCTACATAACCAGCACTATTTTCTTGTATATAATATTCTGATACATGCAAACTGCTAAAATGAATACCACTTTCTGTAAATCCTTTATTGCCTTCTTCTACAAATAATGCACCAATACCTATTGAAGTTAAATCAAGATACAGTTCGTGTACTTCTGTATTGAAATTATTTTCATTAAATGCGTTATACATTCTTTTAGCTGAATCTTCTAACCATAGCTGAACTTCTCTATCAAAATTCAAGTCAGTATCTCTCATTTTTATATGAAACCATTGTAGTGATGGTGATGTTAAAGTGCCTTGTAAACTTGCAGCTAAAAGATTATTTGCTGTTATAGCAGTAGAATCGAACAGTACTTCAACTCTTTTTTCACCTTTACTACGAACAAGAGTAATATCTGCCTTTCTCGGCATTACATAATCAAGAATTTCTTGCCAATGATCTTCCCACGTTCCTCTATCAGAAGCCATCCTATTTAATCGTTTCTTTATATAATCAAACTTATCATTAACCATAATTTGTTGAACTACCACCTAAGAGACTTTTTGCAGTTGGTGCTTCTTCTTCAACACCCATACCACTTGTAAGAATTGTTCCTGCCCTACCTGCTCGGCCTGCTCTTAATGTTTTTTGTTTTTCTTCCTCTAATTTTTGTTCTTCAGCATCCCTTCTAGCTATTACATCCTGATCTATTGGTGGTGGAGCTGCTATTTTTGGTTTCATACCCATCTGCAATTCTCCTTTAACATGCCATAAACTGCAGCATCTACATAATCATCTTTAATCTTCATCATACTTTTTAATACACCTTCTTTTTCAAAACCAACACCTTCAATTAGTTTTTTAATTCTATCATAATTATTATCACAAGTCGCTGTAACCCTATTACATCCTGCTTGATTAAAACAATAATCAAACATTAATTTAATAAACCTTCTTTGGCAAACTCTAGGATTATCTAAAGCAAGATGTATAAATATATTATTTCCATCATAATCCGAAAAGACTATTACACCCAATATTTCTTCATCTTCTACAAAGCCCATAAATGTATAATCTTCGGTATCGGCATGAATATTAGCCCTACCTTTTATCCAATCATAACATTTATCTTTCCATTTATTGTCTATTACAACTTCAATCATTATGAACCTAAAAGAGTTCTTGCACTTCTGGCTTTTTCTTCAATACCACTTGCAGTCGTCATTATCGTACTACCAGCATATCCCGAACCAAGTGCAGCTACCCTTCTAGCTGGTTCTGCAACATCTCGTACAGCTTTTTGTATGGGTCGAACTATAGGTTGAACTGCCTTTTTCTTTTTCTTTCCACCACTCACAGCTCTAGCAATAGGTTTGAAAACACTTGATACTACTCTAAATATTCCACCCATTTAATAACCCTTTTTTTTCCTTTTTTTTGGCATAATATATCTCCTATGCGAATACACTAAATTCAGAATCGGCCTGCATATGAACTGGTTGGTAATTTTTTATCCTAGCTTTTCTTAATGACATTACACAATATCTCATTGCAGAAATTACATCATCATGCATAGGAACAATTTTACCATCCTTTCTATGATACATTCTCAATTCTTCTAACAGTTTACTTTGATTTTTAAATATTTTCAATCTTTTGGTTTGCATCCTTGTGTATATTTCCATAATACCAGCTTCGACAGACACTCCACCAGTACCATCTTTCTGCCCTTGACTTGGTGGATTAGTAAAATGTTCTCTTGTCATATTCAATCCTTCCTGTCTATACTGCTCTGTAAGTGATTTACCAGAACCCTTATCTGCTTGTCTACCATCCATAGGCCAGATTACAGGAATCCAACTCCCTCTACTTTTTATAGCACTAGCATGAATTGGTACAGCTTCTTGTCGCATTGAATAGCTATCATAAATATATACAACATCACTATCTCTATCCCAAGTTATCCAAACTGCTGCCGTAGGATGATCCCAACCAAAATCTAAACCACATAGTCTTGCCCAATGTGTAGGAATATCTATTGGGTCACATACAACATCATCTTCTGCAATAGGAAATACAAGACCAGATCCTAGTTGTGGTATTCCTTTTTCTCTCATTTTTCTTTCGTGTGGTGGTAATGCCTGTAAAACTTGTTCTCTAACTTCTTTTGTCATATGTGGAGCATCATCCCAAGTAGCTTGCAGTAATGCTTGACCTTTCTTTAAATTGTTTACAAATTGTGCTACTGTTTCTGTCATCCCACTTTCTGGAGTAAATGTCATAAAAACGATACCCCCTCCATCTGCAGTTCTTGTCAATGCCTGAGAATAAATTGGAGTTGGTGGTTCTTCATCTAGCCATACTACATCTACAGCTTCTCCCATCCACTTTTCTTTACCCATTTCATATGCTTTAAATGCTATTCTTGAATTACCCCCAGTAACATGTTTTACAACTAATGAGTTTACAGCATTAGGTACACCTGGCTTTCTTACAGTTTCACCTATCAAATCGGCAGGAATAGACCCAGTACCTCTGGCAGCAGGATCATCAGGTTGTCCTAGTAGCTCTTTTTGGCATACATCTCTTGTGGTTTCATTAGATACCCCACCAACCCATCCTCGAATAGGCCTTGCAAACTTTCTACCTGTCCACCATTCAGGATATTTTCCAGTTGCATGATATGCCATTTCCATTGCACCACACAAACTTTTCCCCACCCTATTTCCTGCCATTAATAATCGTTGGGGTTCGTTTGTATTATGAAATTTTTGCTGATATTCGTAGGGTTTATAACCTGCTAACTGGTTCTTTTGCTTTCTATTTTCTAATTCTCTAGCAATTTCTACTGCTCTAGCTAATTCTTCACTCAATTTAGGATTTCATCCTCATCTTTTGGTATCATATCTATATCTAACTGCCAATAATGTGCATATAAATCATCTAATATTATCCTAACTCTATCCGAAAGAGCAACCAATCCTGGATCATGCCTATAATTTTTTTGACAATATGCAAGTAAAGCGATAAGTTCTCTATGCAACTGGTCAAAACTATCCCTTAATGCTTTAGATTCCATTATTCTTTTGTACTGTAATTTTAAATTCATTAAACCTAGTTTCAAGAACTTCAAGTCTTTTGTCTTGTATGTTTACCTGTTTGCTTAGGTCTTTTATTTTTTTAGTGCTAGTAGATTGTTCAAGCTCATCAAGTCTATTATTAAATACACCCCAAGCATAAAATCCACCACCTAACGTAGATACTATCCCAACTAATACTGCATATTTTTTTAATGTTTCTACTACATCCATGTTAAGACTCCATTAATTTAATATATTTATCTGCTAATTCACGTTTGTTTTCCATAATTATAAAACCTTTCGTTATGTTGTTTATATCTGCTTCTGTATATTTATCTTTTATTCCTGCGTATTGTTGAACAACTTTTAAATATTGACCTGTGTCATTTTCACTTGGTGGTGCATATTGATTTATCATAGCTGCAAGATCACCATTAAATCTTTTTAATTTAGTAGTTAAATCCATTTTTAATGCTCTTATGCCTAATTGTGGTGTTGCAAACTTAATAAATCTTTTATTTTCTCCGTACCCTTCACCTTTTATTTCTCCATCAAATCCAATACCTGCTTCAATATTTCCAGGATTATTAAATTGACTTATACTAAAATCTGTATCCATTGAATCATTCAATATAGTAGAGTCAGTTTCTTTTTCTTCTTCTGGTTCTTTAGGTATTAAATCACTCATAAAACTTTCTTGCATATTAAAAACCTCGTAATCTTTTTAATTAACGTTCAGCTTGTTGTCTTTTAAATGTAGCTTCACGCAAATCATTTTGATATTTTAATACAGGATCATTCATTGTAATTTGTGCTACCCTGTTATCCTTTGTATATATATCTACCATATATTCATCTAATAATACCTTAACCTATGTTAATTAATAGATTCATCATCCGTTGGCGGTTTTGCAATCATCAAATTTCCCAATAAATGCTGTAATTCTGTTCTTAACTCCTCATCAG